TCACGCGGCCACCGCCAACGGCTTGTCGGACTCGTTATTGCTCGCCGGGGGCCGCGCCTGCAGCAAAAGGTGGTCCTCCAGCATGGTCAGCGCCTCCAGCAACTGCTCGCGCGTCGGTGGCGAATACGAAAGCGTCATTGAGCTGTTCGTCGAATGCTTCATCAGGTGCGAGATGGTGAACGCATGGACGTTGAGCCTCGTCATCGCCGTTGTGAAGGTGCGCCGCAGGTCGTGCATCGTCCAGTGCTGCTCGCATGCCGCGCGCACCAGCTTGATGTGGTACTGCGGCGGGCAGACGACGTGCCCCTTCTTCGAGTCGGCATAGCCAAACACGAAGTCGTTGATCTTGTCCTTGCGCCGCCGCTCCAAGATCGCACGCGCCAGGGGCGTCATCGGGACGGCGTAGTCCTGGCCGTTCTTGGTGTCGCGGAACACCATGTCGCCCTTCTTGAAGTCCACGTCAGACCAGCGCAGCGTCGCCGACTCGATCGAGCGGCTGGCGGTCAGCAGCGTGAACAGGATGTAGTCGCCCACGATGGGTTCCAGCGCCTCGCAGGCACGCCACCACTTCACGAAGCTGGGCTTGGTGGTGTCGAGGAAACTGCTACGGCGGTTCATGCGGCTCCACCGCCGCGTGGTCTTGAGGATTGCGACAGGATTGATGAAGCCGGCGCGAGACAGCCTGTACTTGCTGATGGCGTAGTTGTAGGCGGCCTGCAGGTACTTGAAGTGCTGGTTGGCCGTGCGCGTAATCGGTTTGAGGGCGCCGCCCGAGCGCCTGCGCTTGGGAAGCATGCGCGACACCAGGTCGAAGCGCGCCAGCACATCGTCCTGCGTGATCTCGCGGTAGGGCCGCCTGAGCCAGTTCGGCAGCTTGACGTCGACGATCTCGACCTGCTCCTTCGAGCGGCCGTCCGGCTTGGTCTTGAACGCCTTGCCTGCCAGCACGCCGAAGTACTGCTTGGCGGAGTCGATGCTCTTCTTGGTGTTGGCCCGGTGCGAAACCTCGTCCCTGTACTCGTCGAACAGTTCTTCGAGCGTGGCGTCGCTGGCTCCGTGGTGGCGCTCCTCGTAGGGATCTTTCCCGTCGAGCAACTGCGCCTTCACCAGCAAGGCGCCCTTGCGCGCCTGATCGACGGTCATGGGGCCGTACTCGCCAATCTTGCGCTTGAGCACCCTCCCGCCCACACGCATCTGCAAATAGAACACCTTCTTGGTCATGGAGACGCGCAGACCGAAGCCGGTCAATTCGTCATCCATGTAGAAGAGCTGATCGCCCCCAGCAACGGGGGCAAGGGACTTCACGAAGGACTGCGTGAGCTTGGGCATCTCTTGGACTCCTCTAGGCTACACGTAGCCTGTTCCAGGCTACACATAGGCTACAAACGGGCTACAACTCGATCGCAGCCCTTCCAAGTTCAGCAAACTTCAGCGTGCTGAAAAGTCTTTATAAATCAAAGACTTAGCGCCAAGATAGCGGAATTTCTCAATGCCAGCAAGGGCTTGCGAAATGCCACTGTATTTTTTTATGAGTCCCCTGCTCTAACCAACTGAGCTAACGGCCCGCGCGACGCGGGATTCTAGGCGCCCGCTCGCAGGCCTTTGGGCGCATCCTATTTGTGATGGCTGAGTGCGTTGCTCACGAGGCGCGAGGTGATGTCCACGATCTGGATCATCCGGTCGTAGGGCATTCGCGTGGGGCCGATCACGCCCAGCGTGCCCACCACCTCGCCGTCGACCTCGTAATTCGCGCTCACGACTGAAAGCTCCTCGACAGGCACGACGTGGCTCTCGCCGCCGATGAAGATGCGCACGCCCTCGGCCTTGCTGGAGACGTCGAGCAGCCGCAGCAGCTGAGCCTTCTGTTCGAACAGCTCGAAGGCGCGGCGCAACTGGCCCATGTCGCTTGAGAAGTCGCTCACCGCCAGCAGGTTGCGTTCGCCCGCCACGATCACCTCTTCCTGCGCCTGTGTCATGGCCTCGGAACTGACCTGCACAGCCGCCTGCATCAGCGAGGCGATCTCGCCACGCAGCGTGTCCATCTCGGTCTTGAGGCGGTCTCGCACCTGTTCCATCGACAGGCCGCTGTAGTTCGCATTGAGATAGTTCGACGCCTCGACCAGCTCGGACTGCGAGTACTCCCGGTCGGTGAAGATGACGCGGTTCTGCACATCGCCATCGGGCGAGACGATGATGACCAGCAGCCGGCGGTCCGACAGCCGCAGGAATTCGATGTGGCGAAAGGCCGAGGTGCGCCGCGGCGCCATGACCACGCCGACGAACTGCGAGAGGTTCGACAGCAGCTGCGCCGCATTCGCGATCACCTTCTGCGGCTGGTCGGCCGGCAGGCTCGGCGCGGCAAGTTGCGGCCGCTGCGCGGTGAGCATGGTGTCGACGAAGAGGCGGTAGCCACGCGCCGTCGGGATGCGACCGGCCGAGGTGTGCGGGCTCACGATGAGGCCCAGCTCCTCGAGGTCGGACATCACATTGCGGATGGTCGCAGGTGAGAGTTCGAGCCCCGGCGCACGAGAGAGCGTGCGCGAACCGACGGGCGTGCCGTCGGCGATGTATCGCTCGACCAAAGTCTTGAGCAACAACTTGGCGCGGTCGTCCAGCATTGAAAGATTTTAGTGTTCAGTTTTGTAAGCGCAGCGGCGCGCGCTTTATCACCCAGGGGTTCACGCCAAAGCGATCCGCCAGGGCGCCCACGGCGTGGCCGCGACTGAGCAGTTTGGCGACCTGCTCGCATTGCTTCAACGTCAGGTGCGGGGGCCTGCCGACATACCTCCCCCGCTCCCTCGCGGCCGCCTGCCCCGCCAGGGTTCTTTCCCGGATGATTGACCGCTCGAACTCGGCCACGGCACCGAGAACGGAATACATGAGCTTTCCGGCCGGTGTCGTCGTGTCGATGGGCTCGGTCAGGCTACGGAACCTCGCGCCGGCCGCGTCGATCCGCTCGAGTATGGCGAGCAGGTCTTGAAGGCTGCGACCCAACCTATCCAGCTTGTAGACCGTAACGCGGTCGCCAGGACGAAGGCCAGCAATCAGCTTGCGCAACTCGGGGCGGACGCCTACGCCTGACCATTTTTCAGTGACGACGCGCCGCACGCCTGCACGCCTGAATGCATCCTCTTGCAACGCGGTGTCCTGCTGGTTCGTGGAGACGCGCCCATACCCGTATTCCATGCCGTAATATGTAACTCTTTGTATTCGGATGAGAACACGATGCCGATGGACAAGCAACTCCAGCAACTGGCGGCCCAATGGCTCATCGCCGAAATAGCGATAAGCGTCATCGTGCTGGCCGTGAGCTTCTTTCTGCTGTACTTGACACTGCGATACGCCATCAGAGACGGAATCAGAGACGCCCAGCAACTTGATCGCCGAGGGACCATGCCCAGAGAGCGAGACAAGATCGCAGGGCCGGACTTGCGCGCCGATTAGCCGGGCACAGGCTGGGCAACCGCCACCATGGGGGGTCTGCACCCCCATACCCCCAGCCCCGCAAGCGGGTCCCCGCTCGTCTTCAGGAAGGGGGCGGGGCGCCGCCCTGGTCATCGATGGACTGCACCAACGTCGTGACCACCGCGAAGACCACGGCCATCAGCGCGCCAAAGATGAGCGCCAGGAGCACATAACCGGTCATGCCGCCACCATCGCCAGCTCACGCGCACGCGCCCAGGCATCGGCCTTTTCCAGGCCGGCGAGCGCGTCCACCTCGGGCCGCTTGGGCTTGAGCGGCACAACCGGGCGAGGCTTGCCGCCGAAAAGGCGCTGCCAGAGGCCCAGGCGGGCCGCTGGGGCCTCAAAACGCCCCTTGAGGTGCCATGCGCTCAGGTAGCTGAACGGCGCCGCGTCGGGCTCATCCTTGAAGATTTGGCGGGTGTCGTAGGCAGCGTGCAGATGATCGCCACGGAACCACTCCTGATCGATGCTGACGCCCGGGATGTCCGCAAGACCGATCTTGGCGATGTGCATCCGCGGGAGCCGGCCGTACTTCCCGAGGAAGCCGCCCACCATTGGGATGCGAATCTTGTCGGCCCGGATACACCGCACCATGTACTCCGCGAGGGCCGAGCGCACCTGCTTGTCGATCATGTCGGCGTGCTGGACGATGAGGTAGCAGTCCCAGCCCTTTTTCCGAGCGTGGATGAGCCAGTCGATCATGGCCGCGCGGTTCTTGTCCTGAAACTGGCGGCTGTTGAGCCAGCTTCCAAGCTCGTCCAACACCATCACGCCATTGCGCTCCTCGTCGTAGCTGTCCGGGTTGCCATGGCCGATGGCGTCCAGCTGCTCAGCCGTGGGCTTGTCGGGCACTCGGATGACCGTGGCACGGTTCATAGGCCCCACCAGGTGCTCCATGTTGATGTTCAGGTTCGTCGCGCAACGGCGGCCCTGCAACAACGCCTCGCGCAGCTTGCCAACGGCGTACTTCGATTTGCCCGTGCCGAGCTTGCCTTGAACGATATAGACAGCCATCAGGAACTCTTTGCGAAGAGGTGGAGTTGATCGCGCTGCCACGTGTACGCCGTGCACGCGACCCAGATCGAGATATATGCGCCGAGGCACGCGGAGGCTGCCGGCGGGACGGCCATCCCCATGGCCTGGGCGAACATCGCCGGCAACCCGCTGCTCAAGCCCAGCACAGCGGACAGCGTGCCGCGCATCAACACGAAGAGCGCCAACGTGAGCGCGCTGCTAGCGGCGACGGCAGCGAGCCCAAAGGCGACCTTGCGCGTGAACCACTGCATGAGCCAAGCCACGACGCCGCTGAACAACGGCAACAACAATGCACCAAGCAATGGCATTAGGCGACTCCTGAGCCCATCACACGACCGACCATGCCGGTGATAGCGAAGATGGTTCCCACGACCCAAAAGAAGGTCATGATCAGCACCGCATAGGGCTGTATCTCGCAGATATCAACGCGAAGCGGCGCATCGATGATCGGCAACGTGCCCAAGTTCCACGGCGTGCAGTCCTGCGAATTGAGCCACTGAGGAACGAAGCCCCAGCCGGTGCCACCCTCCGGCACGCGCGTCACCGTGGACAGCCCGGTTTCCTTCTCGTCAGCCTTGGCGTTGAGCTTGTCGATGGCGGTCTGATTCTTCGCCTCAACGCCCGAGACGTCGGGTGTGCCCTTCTCGTCAACCTTGACGGCACAGATAGGCTGACCGGGAGCGCCGCAGTTCTCCTGTTCCTTGCCTTCTGCGGGCTTGCCCGTGGTGCCGGTGCCACTAGATGACCCGCCCGCGCCACCCCCCTTACCGCCCTCTGCAGCGCCAGCAGGGCCACCGGAGTTACCGCCGCTACCGGCACTCGGCGTGCGACCGGCACCACTGTTGCCGCTGCCCTCGCCACTACTCGGCTTGGCGCCTGCGGCGGGATTGCCGGCAAGCGGAGGCTTAGTGGCGCCAGGAACGTTAACAGGCTGGATGGGCTTGTCGGCCGTGCCGTAGCAACCCTTTTTCCCATTGACCTCGCCAACGTAGCCAGGGCAAGGCGGCTCCGGCGCCTGTGGGTTTTCAGGACCATCAGCCGCAGCAGTGCAGCTCGTTCCGAGGCCTGTGGCCTCGACATCGACCGAGCCACGGTAAAGGCCCTGGGCGTTGGGCACCTGCGACCGCCACGCCGCGACCGGAGCGCCGAGACCGTACGTGCATCCAGCCTCGCACGCGTTCCCGTTCGGCAACCTCGGCTGCCCGATGAACTTGTAGTCGTCGTCGTCTGGGCTACGCAGCCAACCCACGGTCCAATTGATGATCTTCGTCTGCCCGAGCGTAGAAGCACACTGGCTCGGAACGCACTGACCGCCGCTCTCAGCGTAGCCAGTGTTGCACTGACAGGCGCTGCCGCTCTGCGTGCTGTTCGCAGGGCACGCCTCGCCCTGGGCATAGATAGGAAAGTCGCCGTAGACGCTGCCGGCGTAGGGTCCGCCGCGAACAATACGGCATTGCTCGACACCAGCCGCGCCGTACAAGGCTCCAGTGACCGGAAGCATATCGTCAGGGTTGAAGCCCGACGCGTTGTAGTTGCCCACCAGCGCTGTGCACGCGGCGGACTTAGAACCCGCACAGCCATTCGCCACGCCCTGCGGCACGTTGCCGCTCTGAGCGCAATAGCTCGCGCTCATCGGGATAGACGCCGAGGCCGGCGTAGGCGCAACCGCGCCGAGGAACGACAAGAGCAGCAGCACCGCCCCGAGCAGCGCCCGGAAATGCCACCCGAGGCGGTGCGCTGCGTTCATCAGGCCGCGCCCTTGAGCCGCTTGATGAACTTCACGCCGGCACCCCAGCCGACGTTCGCCAGGGCGATAGCCACCATGGCGGCACCACCGGCGGCGACGAGCGCCAGGATCACCGTCTTCGCGCTGGCGATGGACGTCGCCGCGTCGTCGGTGGTCTGCGCGAACGACAGCGCCGGCAGCAGCAGGCTGCCGCCGACCGTGGCGGCCTTCACGTAGCCGCGTGCGGCCAGCTCGTTGATTGCCTTGAAACCCTTCTTCATACCTTCACTCCACGCACAGAAAACGCTGTGCTACCGCTCAGGCACCATTGCCTAATCCCTTGATCAACTTGACAGTCGCGCCCACCTTCATGCCGGCGAAATACACAGCGAACATCGCGCCGATGAAGTACGCCATCTGCTCGCCAGTCACAACGATCTCCCGGCGCTGTATCCGGCGCAGAAGGCAAAAAACAGCCCGATGCAGACGAGTGCCTCAACCATGCTCAGCACCTCACATCGCGGGCGGCGCCGCTTCGCGTCACCGGCCGCGAGGGTTCGGCGCCACACGGGTTCGGACACACCGACTGCCCGAGGAACAGACAGAAGGCTCCCCCGTCAGTACCTGCGGCGGTGGGTCGGTGAGACAGACGACAGACGACGCACATCACCAGCCCCTGTCCTTCGGGCGCCATTCGCTGGGCGGCCAGTCGCGAACGTGGCCTGCATTGCGCTCGTGCCACCACTGGGCCGAGCCGATGGCCCGCGAGGGCGCGTAGACGCTGGGCGCCACATTCGGCGTGCTACACGCGGCGCACGCGACGATGAGCGCAAACCAGATGCCGTAGACGGGCTTCATCAGTGCACCGTCACGCCGTGCGGGCGCAGCCAGGAGAAGGGGCCGGCCGCGTCGATGGCTCGCGGCTGTACGCGCACGCGAGTAAAGCTGCTGTAGCCGCCGCCCGTTGGTGCCCATTCAGACTGGACAAATTCGCCCGTCTGAGCATTGAGGTAGCCGCCTCCCTTTGCAGGCTTGAAGCGGTCGTTGATCGAAGCGTTGCCCTGCACATAAGCAGGCCAAAGAGCCCAGCGCTTGATAGCAGCGCCCACAGCACAAAGGCCGCCGACGCCGTGAATTCGTGCACCACGAGGGAACCCCCTTACGTTCTTGCTGTCCGCCTTCTTGGCGTAGCTCATGAGATAGGCCACCGGAGCGCGGCCCTTCTCGGTGTTGGTGAAGCCGTGCGGCCACCAGCCTTTGCGATCTGCCTGGGGCATCGACACGCCGGCCGGCAGGAAGAAAATGGCGTGGTAGTGGATGACGCCCCGGCCCTCGCCGTCTTCACGCCGCTTACCGTCTTGAAGCTCACCGACCCACACGTAGCGAAGCTTCTCGCCCGGGCAACGTTCCTTGAACCATGCCCGCACGTGCCGGATGTAGTCGCTGATATGCCGCGGGCGCCAGTCGGCGTTGGTACCGCGATACGTGAGGGTGACCATCACGTTGTTCTCTGCCGGCGTGTGCGACAGGTTCAGCAGGCACTTCGAGCCGATGCCGACTGCTTTGCGCAGCCGGGTGATGCGCGCCTGAGCGCGGTCGATGGTGATGCAGCGTTCGGCCCAGGCTATCGCCGTTGGGACCGAACGCTTCAATGCAAAACCACTTGTTGATTCTGAGACAAGCCCGCGCGCTGCGCGCGCTTCCTGCTCTGCCCACGCGGCAGCGAATCGGGCCTGCGAGGACGCGCGCAGGGCTTCGAACTGGGCGAGCGTGGCGATCATTCGTCCGGCCCCACGCGCGTGCAGCGTGCGCAACGCGAGTCCGCGAACAGGAAGGCCCAGCGCCCGCATTGATAGCAGTAGTAGCGCGTCATGCCATGTACCCGATTAGGTAGGCCGCGTCACGACGCAGCTTGGCGTCCTGCTCAGCGAACGCCGGATGGGCACGGCCACCGGCCGCGCTGATTTCGTCCTGCCAGTTGCACCAGTGCATCAGGCGAAGGAATTCGCGGGCGGTGCGGCTCATGCGAAGGCCCTCAGCGCTGACATCCAAAGGCCGTAGACAACAGCTGACCCGCACCCGGCAGCGAAGGAAAGCCCAAGAACGCGGACCACGGTGGTGTAGGTCTCGTCGCTCATGCTCGATGCTCCGCGACCCAGATCGACGCCAGGACCACCAGCTGGAAAACGACGAGCCCGCCGCAGAACAGCGTCCATCCGCCGCTGGTGAGGCTAGAGAAGCCGAGCGCCTGCGCGAACACGGCCATGACGCCGAGCCAGAACAGAAGACGCCGCTTCATAGCGACTGCCCGAACAGCGGCACGCCGTTCACCAGAAATTGCAGATCGATGGCGACCTGTCCGGCGTCCACCGTCGCACTGACAGACAAGCCGTCGACCTGCATGTCCTCGTGCTCGCGCAGCAGCGCCAGGAGCGCACCTTCAAGGTTCGCTAGCCGCGCCGCGCCAAGAGCCTCAGGGGCCTGCATGGCGCACCCCTCACTGCTTCGGAATGGAGGCGAGACGCGCAGCCACCGCGATGTTGCCCCGCTGGTCCACGTAGAAGCTGGAGGGGTGCAACTGGTAGTCCCCGGCTTGGTACACCTTCGGCTGTCCGGCCTGATCGGTGTCGAGGAAGACTTCCGTCTTCTCGGGGAACATGTTGGGCTTGCCGTCGCGGGCGAACGTGTGCAGGTAGATCGTCTGGAGGACGAACTGCTTGCCGGCCTTGGAGGTGATGGTGCGGGTCTGCACCGCGGGAACAGAGACTTTCAGCATGGTGGCTCCTGTAAAAGTGATCACAAGGTGTGATCGGAACGGAGCCTATGGTGTTCACACCTTGTGATCAACCACTAAGTTAGGATGACGACACCTTGTATGCATGAATACAACATGTGATCGGGACTGATATGCAAACCACCATGAATCTGCTAGACGCCGCACTGCAACGCGAAGCGGCACCCTTCTGGACAGACAAACTTAAGCTGTCGAGGTCAGCACTGCACACGGCGAAGGCGCGCGGCCATCTATCGCCAGCGATTGCAGGTGCACTGGCCGAGGAGCTTGGCCAGGACGCTCAAAAGTGGATCGTGGTGGCTGCCCTGGAGAGCGAGCGCGACAGCGCGTGCAAACAGCGAATGCTTCGGCGCATGAAGACTCTAGTGTTGTAA